ATAGGGCATAGTTTTATAACCTGTGATTCTGCTGAACCAAAGAGTATTGATCAATTAAGAAGTTTGGGTTTAAGAGTAAAAGGTGCGAAAAAAGGTCCTGATAGTATTGAATATGGAATAAAATTTTTGCAGAATTTAGAAAGTATTGTAATAGATCCTAAAAGATGTCCTAATGCATCAAAAGAATTTAGTATGTATGAATATGAAAAAGATAAATTAGGCAACTTTAAAAGTAAGTATCCTGACGAAAATAACCATAGCATAGATAGTGCAAGATATGCCATAGAGGATTATACAATATCTAATACATGGCAAATTTCAAATAGAAAGTTAATGTAATAAAGGAGTTGATAAAATGTTACAAATAGCAAATTTAACTGAATTAGAAGCTAAGGATATACCTAAATTATTAGAAAGAGTAGAGCCAATATTAAAGAAAAGAAGACAATTACATGAAAAGTATACAAGAAAAGCTGATGGCTCAACAGTAATGTTTTCAAACAATAACAACACAACGATTATTCCATTTGAAAAATTTATTACTGATTTAGCAACAGGATATTTAAGTGGTAAACCAACTTATAGTGTTTCTGATACCAGTGATGAAAATAAGAAAAAACTACTACAAAATTTATTAGATAAGAAAATTAAAGATGATAATTATAAAAATAGCATGGAAATTATAATTGATTATGTATCTAGTTATAATGACGATTCAACTGAAAATTATGATTTGATTCACGATATATTAGAATTAACAAGTTGCTATGAAATTATATATGAAAATCAAAACAACGAAATAGTTTATTCTAAATATGATCCGCTTCAAACAGTTGCATGTTGGGATTATTCTATACCTGCTAATTTAACTGGTTTAATTAGGGTATGGGAAGAAGAAGATATTAACAGAAACCACAAAACAATGGTTGAATTAACTGATAAAAATGGTTCTAGAATATATTCTAAAAATAAAAAAGAAGTAATAGAAGAAGAACGTAATAATCATAATTGGGGCGATGTTCCAGCAATAGCAGTCGAAACTGACTTTTCAATATTTGAGACTTGTGAAGATATTATTCAATCTTATGAACAATTAATTCAAAATGTAAGAAATACTTATCAATATAATGATAGCGATTGTAAAATGAAATTGACTGGATATACACCAGAAAATCCTATGATTTTACCAGATGAAGAAGGAAATCCACAAATTAATCCAGCGAGAATAAAAGAAGATGAAATGTGGATTAAATCTCTTACTATTTATGTAGGCGAAGGTGGAGATGTTAGTTGGTTGATTAAACAATTAGATGCTACTGGAGTTCAAACAATATTAAAAGTATATATTGATTTAATGTTTCAAATTGCTGGTATTCCTAACACGAGCGATTTAGCATTTAATAGTGCTGATTTAAATGCTAGTGCAATAGATCGTAAGTTTTATGTTATGAACATGGCTACTGCTAACATAGTGTCTCAATTAAAGAAAGCATATTTGAGACGTTGGGAATTAATATTTGGTCGAATTAACTTAAAGAAAAGCACTGAATTTGATTTTAGAGATATAATGATTGACTTACCTAAAAATTTACCTGCAAATGATGATGAAAAAATAGATAGTATGCTAAAACTTCAAAATATCTTATCATTACAAACAATAATCGAAAAATTAGGTTACAACTATATTGATGAAAAAAATAAAAAAGATGCTGAATCAGAAGATAATATACTAGCTAATATTGAACATATGAAAATGTTTGGAAATGCTGAAGTACCAACTGAAGAAATTGGACAGGAAGAAAACGAAGAAAAAGAAGAAGAGTAGGTGTTTGTAAATGAAAAATGAACAAATACTAAATGAAACATGGAAAAATACTGATAAATATCTTAAACAGTGGTTGAAAGATTATAAAAAAATTAATCGAAAGACAAGAGATAAATTACAAGATATATTTAATAGTATCAATATAGAATATAAAGACATTAATAAACACATAAATAAGCAAGAAAAAGGCCGTTTGGATAGATTTATCAAAGACCTAAAAGAAAAAGGTTTGTTGAGTGATTATTATGGCTACAAAGCACGTTTAATATTAAACAAGTCTAATGTGACATATAAAGAAATGCTAGAAATAATGATATTAGGTTGTTATATTGAAGAGAATAAAACTCTAGATGAATATAACAATCTTTTATTTTACAATGTTGCTAATGATGGATATCAAAGAGGATTAAAAGATTTAGAGTTAAATCCCATATCGCTAGAACGTGAAATAGTTTACTCATTATTGAATATTCCATTACTTAATGCAACTGCCGAAGAATATTTATATTCATTAGCTTTAACAAATGCTGAGGAAACTTTTAAAAAGACTTTAATAGATATTCAAATAGGTAAAAAACTCAATGTTGATAATCTATCGTATAAAGAATTATTTCTAAAACAACAAAATAAGCTTCTTAAAATAGATACAATGAGTGGTGGAATCGGTAATATAACTGATGCTTTGAATAATCATGGGTATTTACAAGCTGGAATAGATAATAATGTTAAGCAATGTAGATTTATCGCTGAAATAGATAAAAGAACAACTAAAATGTGTTCTACGTTAGATAATCTCATATTTAAATTAGATGATATTAATGTTTATCAACGATATAGTGAAGTAGATAAAAAAATAATTACTTATCGTACAAAAGGTTTAGTTTTAGGTGAAAATCTTCCACCAATAAATAATCATTTCCACTGGTGTAGAAGTACAATAACATATAATATTTATTCTGACAATTCATTAATTGTTATGTATAATAATTTGAGATTAAAAAAAGAATTAAATATTCCTAATACATTTGAAGAATTTAAGGAAAAAGTGTATAATATTCATAATTATTATGAAGAGATGAAGGAAAAAGAACTGATATATAATGATTATAAATCTCAAATTGAAATAGGACCTGGAACAAAGAAAATTGATTTTGATGATTATCATAAAGCATATAAAGATAGTAAAAAACTAGAGGATTTTGTTTTTGTAAATAGTCAAGGAATAAAAGAAAAATTAAAAGGTGCTAGTATTCATGGTATTTATAGAATGGCTGAACGTAAGATTGATTTAAATACAATAAAGAATATATTAAATAATTATGAAATGTCATGGTATAGCGAGAAACATAACAGCTATGATTATACTATTGATGAACGTGTAATTGTTACAGTTGGTGTTACATCGAAAAAAATCTCTTCTGTAATGAAAAGGAGAAAATACAATGGATCTAAGGAAAATATTAATTGAAGAATATATACAATTTTTAATTGATAATGATATTAATTTAGAGATAGAAACACAAAAGGAATATGATGAATTATTATATAAGCTTTTTCGTTTAGATTGGAATACATTAGAACAAAAAGAAAGAGTATACGATTATATCTTTGATTATGAAGAAAATAAATTTAAATAACACCTATTAGGTGTTTTTTTAATACCTAAAGAAAGGATATTTTATGAAAGAAAAAGAGCTATACAAAATAATAATGCAACAATTTCGTTGTGGATATTGTAATAGATTATTATTTAAAGGTAAATTACGTGGCAATTACAAATTAGAAATAAAATGTCCTAGATGTAAAAAGATTACAGAATTTAATAGAAAAATAAAAGATAACGCTTAGAAATAGGCGTTTTTTTATGTCCTAAAAGTATAAGTAGGTGCAAATCCTACAAGGACACCTGGTTTAATCCACCGCAACGGATTATTTGGTTATATCAAACCGTGATTGATAGGAGGAGTTATGGAAAATAACAAAGATATGGTAACTACTACCGAAACAGTAGAAAATTCAACTCAAGTAGATGTTGGAACTGAAAATAAAAAAGCAGAAAAAACATATACGAGAGCAGAATTAAACAAAATTATATCTGCTGAAAAAGAAAAAATTAAGGCTGAAATAATTCAAGAGGCAGAGGCTAAAAAAACTGAAGCTGAAAAATTAGCCAAGATGGATGCAGACGAAAAACACAAGTATGAACTTGAAAAGGCTGAAAAAGAAAAAAATGATGCTTTATCAAAATTAAATGCTTATGAATTAAAAGAACAAGCAATGAAAATTGCTACAGAAAAGGAATTGGACATTTCCTTGCTTGAATTAATTGATTATGGAAAAGAAAATGCTGAAACTGTTAAGACTAAATTAGAAACAATGAAATCTGTAATGGATAAAGCAATTGAAAAAGAAGTAAACAAGAGATTACAAGAAAAAGGTCCAAAACAAATACATGGAATGAATTTTAATTCAGACCAAGAATATTTAAATAAAAAATATGGAAATAACCCTTACTTTAATAAGGGAAAATAGGAGGAGAAAATTATATGGCAGTATTATACGGCAATCAACACGTTGATGAAAGATATGCATCAACAATCGAACCAAATCTGTATTCAGATACAGTATTAATCCCAGGAGTTACTTATACAGATAAGTATGAAGTAGGCCCTGCAGGAGGAATTTATGTTCACAAATTAGGAAAGGGAAATAAAGTTACAGTAGGAACACCAGGACGTGATTTTACTGATGAAGCTATTGGTGATGAACTAATACCTATCATTTTCAATAATAATTTCCAAAAATCAAGAAAAATTTATGGAGTACAAGCAAATGCAGTTAGTTTCGCTATGGGTGAAGAATATCTTGCAGATAGTTTAAATCAAACTAAAGAAGCTCGTCAATATTCTGCAATTGCATGTTTAGTTAATGAGGGAACGGTTTCAGAAGACACAGAAGAAACTACTAAAGAAAATTTAGTTGATAAATTAACTTCATTACGTAAAGCAATTAAAGATGCAAAAGGTAAAGCAAATTATGCAATGGTATCAACTGATATTTATGCTATGGCTTTATCAGTATTAGGACTTCAATCTGTAAATGATCCAGCAGTAGTAAGTGGTGAAATGTTAAAACGTTTTGGTTTAGCTATTATCGAATGTAATGCATTTGATGAAGCAGAAGCACAATATTATGATCATGCTGGTGCTTTAAAGACAGTTGATTTAACAGACGTTGAAATGATTGTTGGTTATAATGAAGCATTCTCATTATTAGATAATATGGAAATGTATCGTTTAATTGATAGCGAAAACTTCAATGGTTCTAAAGCTCAAGTTGAATATAATTCTGGTATGACAGTTAATAGTCCAGAACAAGTAATTGTTAAAAAAGTAACTGCTTAGTAGAAAGGGGCATCATGAAATGAAAAACAGAATCTTGAATGAAATTATTAGAGATTTATCAGATAATTATCGTGATGATATACAGGTTATAGATAGTCTGTTAGAAGACGTTATAAATGATGCTCTATTTATGTCTAACAGACAACATAAAAAAGATATTGATACTCAATTGACATTGTTAAAAAGTAATATAAAAAAAGCAGTTAAAACAATATATTTGCAACGTGGAACTGAAGACGTAACTTCAAATAGCCAAAGTGGTATTAGTAATACATATAGCGATGCAATGGAACAAATGCAAAAAGATATTATTAGACAACAAAAGAGGATACTGCTATGACACAATTAAGATATTTAATTGATGCAGATCTTTATAAAGTTGAGAAAAATAAAAATGCAAATGGTTCATTCATGAATACTTATGTATTTAAGGAAAAATATAAAGTTCAACCACAAGAAATAATTGATGAGATAAGTGCAAATATGTATGGTGCAAATATAAATAAAATGCTTAGAATAAGGTCTTCTTTAAAACGATTAGAGCAATTATTACAAAGCAAAGTTAACAATACTCAAGACAATATATCTACGTATATAATTACAATAAAAAATGTCAGGTATAAAATAACTTCTGTAATGAATAATTGGATAGATTTAGAAAGATTATGAAAAAGATTGGCGAATTAGATAGAACAATATTTTTATGGTCGTCTAAATTAGAAAAAAGAATAGCAGATAAACAAAGAGAAGCGGCGGCCAAAATTTGTGATGATGTGAGGACTTTAGCCCCTGGTAGTGGAAGATATTCTTCGAGTATAAAACTCGGAGAAACCAAGATTGAAAATGGTGTAATTACTACGTCTATCTATACTGATTTAATGAGTGAAGGACATGCAATAGGTAGAATGATAGAACATGGAACAGGTATTTATGCCTTAGAACCACATATAGGAAAAACACCTACTTTTATTGCAAGTGGTTATCGTTATTGGTTCGTTCCATCTACATCTGTAGATCATGCAATTGGTCGAAAGATAATTATTGATGGTAAAGAATTTTATATTGCTTATGCACAAAAACCAAAACCTCACTTTGTTCCTGCTTTAAATTCTAATAAAGATTATTATAAGAAAAAATTAAGGGAGGCTTTTAAAAAATGAGAGAATTTATTCAACAAAAACTAGAAGAAATAGATAATATTGATATAGGTCCTTTTCAACCTGACAATATATTTGAAAATAATAAAACTTATTTTGAATATCAAATTCAAGAGGACTATCAAAATAGTGATATGGATAAAAACTATACAATGAGAGTATCAATAATTGGATATGTTGTAAGAAAAAATGATTTTGCTGAAGACACTTTATCAATAATTGATGAGTTCACAAGAAAAATCATATCAAAATTAAAGGAAATAAATATTAGGGCTAGTTATAAGGATGTCTCTATAGATAATGGTGTACAAAAAATTCAAGTAACTGGTTTCGGTATTTATAACCAAATAAATAACAAAATTATAAGTTAAAATGGAGGATAACATGGAAGAAACTTTAAACTATTCTACATATAACGGTACTAAGTTAGAGTATGCGTCAACTTTAGATGGTGAGAGAACTCAAATTAAGGGTTTGATAACTGTTCCTGATATTGGTGGAGAACCTAATCAAATTGATACTACTACTTTAGATAATACTAAGTATGAAACATCAAAATATGGTTTAATGCCAGCTGTTAATTTAGCATATGAGTATAACCTTGAGGATCCAAGTGCTACAAGTAATATTAAATTAGCAAGTGATCTTGAAGATTCTGGCGAAGTTTACTATTGGTGGCTAACTTTTGCTAATGGAATAGAAATATCATATCGTAGTGCTGTTAGAACAGATATAAAGGGCGGTTCTAGTGGTGATTTGCTTAAATTTGGAATGTATCACAGTCCTGTAAGCGAAATTGAGAGAACAATTCCTACGGCTGAATAAAATAATAGAGATATAAGAGGTATAAAGATAAACTAGATTTACTTACCTTAATCAAATGATTAAAGAGGTGTTTAGTATTCTTTATACCTCTTTTTTTGTATATAGAAAGAAGGAGATTAATTATGAATTATCATGTTATAGAATTAGATGGAGAAGAAATTAAATTAAGATTAAGAAGTGCAGATTCAGTAGAAATCGAAAAAAAGACAGGAGTAAAATTATTAGATTATATTCAAGATTACAGTTTAACCACTGTTACCACATTATTAAAATATATGAGAAAGAGTGTAGTTCCTAATTTTAGCGATAAAGATGCTTACGAATTATATGATAGATTGGTAGATAATGGTTACACATTAGAAGATATAGTTTTTAAAGTTATTTATGAAACTGCTGTGGTATCAGGTTTTTTGAAGAAAAGCGACTTGGAAGAGATGTTACAGTTCAAGGAAGAGAGCCAAGCAACGCTAAAAGAGAAGAAAAAACAAGAAGTGCTACAGAGTTAGTTAGTATTTTATATGATGAACTTTTAAAGTTTGATTTAACTTATAGTCAAATGTATGAAATGACAGTGAAAGAGTTAATGAATACTTTAGAACAGAGGAAAAAAGGACTTGCTTATCGTATGTGGAAAGAAGCAAATTTAATTGGTGTAGCATTCGGTGGAAAAAGTTATCCAAAAACACCAGAAGATGCTTCTCCAGAATTATATCCTCAAAAGATAGGTGTTAAAATGCCTGATTTCTTAAAAGAAAAATGGTTGAAAAGAGGTGGTAGATAATGGAAGAAAAAGAAACGTTTGGTGTAGAACTGAAAGCCATAACAGAAAAATTTAGTCAGAAAATGGAACAAATGAAAAATAAAATTGTCGATTTTGGTAAAATTGCTAAACAAAATTTAGAAACTGGTATGTATATGGACACCAAAGGTGCACAAAAAGAATTACAGGACTTAGAAAATGAGTATAATAAATTAATTCAAGATAGTAATAATGGGTGGTCTGTATCTCAACAACAAATTAGTTCAGTGTCTACAAGAATAAGTGATTTGAAAAAGGATATTAACACAATTAATACCAGCAAAATCGCTAAGGCAGGTAAGTTATTTAGTGATTTAAAAAATAGAATAAGTACCGCAAGTATTGAAACGAAAAAGTTTGGAAAAAATATTCAAAGTAGTTTTGATAAAGGCATAAAAAGTATAAAACGTTTTGCTTTATCTTTATTTGGTATTCAATCTATATGGCGTGCAGTATCAAGAGCAAGTTCAGCATATTTATCTCAAGATATAGAATTGTCTAATAAGCTACAAGCGGTATGGGTAGGATTAGGTTCAATGTTATCCCCTATTTTAGAGAAATTAGCTAATTTCTTTTTAAAATTAGTAGGATATTTAAATATATTTATAAAAGCGGTATTTGGTGTAGATTTGTTGGGCAAAGCAATGGAAAAAGCTAATAAAAATACAATGGATACTAATAAGTCGGTTAAGGCATTAAAAGGACAATTAGGTGGTTTTGATGAAATAAATAATATTGCAGATAATAGTGCAGGTGCTAATGCTGATAATTCAAACATAGGTTGGACTGACGCTTTTAAAAATGTTCAATTAGATACTAGTTGGACTGAGACTATAACTAATTTTGGAATATGGTTAAAAGATAATTGGGAGTTACTTGCGATAGGTTTAGGTGGTATTGCGATAGCGTTAACTTCATTAGGTTTAGCTGGTTCCTTATCTGCAATTGGTTTGGGTGCAATAGTTGTTCCTTTGAGTGCAATAGGATTAGCTATTGCTGGCATTGTAGCTGTGGTTTTAGGCATTAAAGAACTTTTTTCTGAAACTGGTAATCAAACTAAAGCTTGGACATTAATTTTAGGAGGACTATTAGCTATTGTTTTAGCTGTTGGATTAGCATTTGGTGCAATACCTATGGCAATTGCAGCATTAGTGGCAGCTGTAACAGCAGGTGTATTATGGATAATTAAAAATTGGGATGACGTTAAATCTGCACTTTCTAAAGGTATTAGTGCAATAGGTAATTGGTTTAAAGGACTATGGGAAGGTATAAAAAATATTTTT